GCTCTGGGCAATGTCGCGCAGGCCATGAAAGACCTTCGTGGCATGTCAGATGATTTAGCTATGAAATTCCAAATGATTAAGTTTGGCGTTGATACAGAAGCAGAAGCTATCGCGCTTAGAGAGCTTGCTCATTTGCATTTGAATTATTTAGAGGCGGTCAGGGTCTATAAGGAGACAGACAGCCTTAGCTCAAGGCAGCGCCAAGCTGAAGATATCAGAGACTTAAAAGTCATTATTGCCAATCAGCAAAAGGTTGTTGATGAGTTGGCCAAAAGGCGTGAAGCAGTCCAATTAGCGATTGGTCTTGCTGAGAAGTATAACAAACTTGAGCTTGCACATGCGAGAATACTTGGGGATCAAAGGCGTGCAGCGGAAGCAAGTCTTGCCGCTTACACAGAGTATTATACATCAAGAGTTGCAGCGCACCAAATGGCCCTTCGAGAAGAGGCGAAGCAGCAGCAAATTGCTCATGCAGAGCAGTTAAAGTTAATGGGCGAAACAACGCAGCAAGGCATTGCAAATGCAGCACGCATAAAGCAGGCTTATGCTGAGTATTATGCGTCCAGAATACTGGGTGAGAAAGCCGCGCGAGAGGCAGCGGAAGGCAAGTCGGTAAAGGGCGGTAGAGGTCAAGACCCAAGGCAGTTTACATATTTGGATGAGTTCAGGAAGCAACTTAAAGCGCAAGAAGATGCAAGAACTGCTGCAAGTAGAGCATCATCTAAGGCCGCTGTGAAGTTGAAGGAAGATATTATTGAGCTAACGCCAGAAATGCAGAGAATAATGGATGTTTCTGAGAGCATTGGGCAATCTTTTGAGAATGCGTTCATGAGCGCAGTAGACGGCAGCATGAAAGCAAAAGATGCGTTCCGAATGATGGCAGCGGATATAATTAAAGAATTATATCGAGTATTTGTCGTCAAGCAGATCACAGGCTTTATAACGGATGCAGCAAGTCTATTTCTTGGGCCAAAGGTTGGTGCCGTGAGTATGGGGCCAAAGGCCATAGGTGGCCCAGTTCAGGCTGGTGGAAGCTATCTTGTTGGTGAGCGTGGCCCAGAGTTATTCAGGCCTGCTAGATCAGGGTCTATTACGCCAAACGATCAACTTGGCGGTGGGACAATTGTCGTCAATCAAACCATCAACGTATCAACAGGCGTACAACAAACTGTACGCACTGAAATCAAGTCACTGATGCCACAGATTGCGGAAAGCGCGAAAGCGGCAGTCGCGGATGCGAAACGGCGTGGCGGTTCATATGGAAGGGCGTTTGCATAATGGCTATCACTTACCCCTTAACCCTGCCGTCACACACTGGCATTGCTCAGATTGAGTTACGCGCGGTCAACGCCGTAGCCTACAGTCAGTCACCATTTACCTTTGCGGGTCAGGCACACGCTTACAGCGGTGAAACATGGCAAGCCGATATTACATTACCGCCAATGAAACGTGCAGATGCGGAACAGTGGATTGCGTTCCTGATTAGCTTGCGTGGGCAATACGGCACATTCTACCTTGGCGATCCCAGCGCAACTTCACCGCGTGGCACTGTATCGACGAACAGCGATGTGAATGCTGCGACAGGTAGTGCGGGTGATCGTACAGTATCGCTAACGATTACTAGCGGTGAAACGCTACTTGCTGGCGACTACATTCAGATCGGCACTACGTCCAACCGCACACTGCACAAGGTGCTAGAAGATGTGACGGGTACAGGCGCGGCGCAAGATGTGGAAATCTGGCCAGCATTACGCGCAAACAAATCTAGCGCGGGTGTGAATATCCTGAACACAACTGGCAAGTTCCGCTTGGCAAGCAACCAGCAAAACTGGTCAATCAATGAGGCCAGCATTTACGGTCTAACATTCGGAGCGTTTGAAGCGATATGAGTAGAACAGTTCCAGCGGCATTACTTACCGCGCTTGATGGCGATGAAATTGAAGTATTCTACGCAGTTGATCTGGCGTTTGACAGTGGCAACATGCGTCTGTGGACGGGCTACGGCGACAAAACGATAAGTAGCCAAACATACACAGGCACAGGCAATTTGCTTACTATAGACGGCTTAGAAGAAGTGTCAGACCTATCTGCGCGTGGCACTACACTAACGCTGAACGGTTTGGATAGCACAATCGTGTCTTATGCGTTAACCGAAGAATACCAAGGCCGACTTGTGACGATCTATTGGGGCGTGGGTAGCAACACGGTAGAAATTTTCAGTGGCTACATGGATAAAATGACGATCCAAGACGCTGGCGAAACGTCAACGATTAGCTTGACTGTGGAAAGCCGCCTAATTGCCTTGGAACGCGCCAACGTGCGGAGATATACGCGGGAAAGCCATGCAGCGGTCAGAACTGCAAAGGGCTTGACGGGTAGTGACACATTCTTTGATTGGACTACGCAATTGCAAGACAAACAGATCGTCTGGGGGCGTGAAGTGAAAGATGGCGAAGCCTGATTTAGAAGCACTTAATGAATACATCCGCGAAGTGCGTGATGTGCCGTTTCAATGGCATGTGAACGATTGCTTTACATTCACCAACAATGCATTCCGCGCAATGTATGGCGAAGGTTGGGCAGATGATTGGGTCGGCAAGTACACTCAAAATGGGCTATACCTAAAGCGCGACGAACTGCGTAAGGTATTCGAAGCCAACACACTAGAAGAAGCGATTGACCGCAAAATGAAGCGCGTTGACTATATTCCACCGAAGGGTGCGCTAGTTACGACTGACAAAGTGCGCAGATGGGTGATAGGCGAAGCGATGGGGATAGCAATAGGGACAAAGGCTATCTTTGTAGGGGAAAAGGGTGTAGTTTCTACGCAGATAGACTTTATCACGAATGCATGGGTTAAGGCATGAAATACAGGCTAGGCGACATCACGGTTAAGCATTGGAACGATTGGGATCGTGTGCCGCGTATGCCACAGGTTGTCGGCAATCTTATATTGGGGAGCGCATTAGGTTCAACTGCAATCATAGGTTCGCTTACCCTTGGCTATGTGGTTGGCTATATAGCAATCACAGCCGTTACATCATGGGCATTACGCGCACTTGCGCCGAAGCCTGATTTCGGTGCTGGTTCGCGTGGCTTACTGGTGAACAGCCGTGAAGCAACCGCGCCACATCAGATTGTGTATGGTGAAGTGCGCAAGGGCGGCACAGTAACCTTCATTGAAAGCACTGGCACAACCAACCAATACTTGCACCAGATTATTGTTCTTGCTGGCCATGAAGTGAACGATATTGGCGACATCTACATCAATGATGAAGTTGTTACGCTAGACGGCAGTGGGTTTGTCACTGACACGAAGTGGAAAGACGGTGACGGTAATTCCAAAATCCGCATCAAGACAAAGACAGGCGCAGACAATCAGACGGCAGACAGTGATCTAGTTAGCGAAACATCCGTTACATCCGACTTCAAAGGCGAAGGAATCGCGTATCTTTATGTGCGCATGGAGTATGACCAGAACGTATTCGCTGAAGGTATCCCGCTATTCACGGCTAAAGTGCAGGGCAAAAAGGTATATGATCCGCGTACATCAACAACTGGATATTCGGCAAACGCTGCGTTGTGCATACGCGACTACCTTGTTTCCACTTACGGCCTAGATAATGATGGCGATACTAACGACACATCATTCCAAGCTGCGGCCAACACATGTGATGAAAGTGTCACATTAGCTGATGCATCAACTGAAAACCGATATGAAATCAACGGCGTTATTAGCCTAGACCAAACCCCATCTGACATTCTTGGCGACATGATGACGGCTTGCGCTGGCACGTTGTTCTGGGGCCAAGGCGAATGGCATCTAAAGGTTGGCGAATATACATCATCAGTCAAAACATTCACACTAGACGATCTGCGTGGGCCTATCACGTTAGACACCAAGCATAGCCGCCGCGATAACTTCAACATTGTACGCGGTACATTTACGGACGCGGCACAAAGCTATATCCGCGCTGACTACCCTGAAATACGGTCATCTACGTTCATCAGTGACGATAACGATATTGAAAGCGCGATTGATCTTGCGCTGCCGTTCACAACGTCATCAGCGATGGCGCAGCGTTTGGCAAAGATGACGCTATTCCGCGCACGGGAGCAGATGACATTCACGGCTGACTTTGGCCTAGAAGCGTTTGAGGTTGAGTGCGGCGATATTATTGCGTTGACGATTGATCGTTATGGCTGGTCAGCAAAAGAATTTGAGGTAGTCGGCTGGAAGTTTAAGAATGATGGCGATGCGGGTGATCTGCGGGTCGCGCTTACCTTGCGTGAAACATCTTCAGCGGCATTTAGTTGGTCGGCTGAAGAAGCCGATATAACTGCAAACAATAGCACACTACCCAGCGCAACAAGCAATATAGAACCATCATCCGTTACCGTTACTGATACAGGCGTTGTACAAACTGATGGTACATTTGTCGCACAGATCAAGGTTTCTTGGACATCTGGCACAAATAAATTCATTGACCACCATGAGGTTCAGTGGAAGCTGACCAGTGCATCAGACTATGCGTCATCACAGATAGATGCGGGTGAAAGCAGCATTATACTTGGCCCATTTGAGGCTGGCGAACAATACAATGTGCGTGTACGCGGAGTATCAACAACAGGCCGTAAGAGTGCGTTTGTTAATGCTGGCGCACATACGGTTGGCGGTGATACTATCGCGCCATCACCTATAACTGGGTTGAGCGCGACAGGTGGCATTGAAAGCGTGACCTTGGACTGGACTGCCCCAACGACACAAGTCGGCGGCGGTACGCTGTATGATCTGAAAGGATACAATGTCTACCGCAATACCAGCAATAGCCAACCAGCATCCCCAGTAGCCTTTGTGTCGGCTGACAAGTACGTTGATGGTGCATTAGCGGCCACCACAACTTATTACTATTGGATCACCGCGCTAGATCATACCGACAATGAAAGC